TTGTAAAGTATCTTCGCATGAATAAACCGTAATAGTGACTATGACATATGAAGTGCCCAAAGAATTTGTAACGGCAATAGTTACAGTGTATACACCTTCTGTAGTGGCTTTACCAGATATGATGCCACCTTGGCTTAATTTAAGTCCGGGCGGCAAAGTACCTTGATACAAACTAAAAGTCGGATATGGAGAACCACTTGCGGTAATCTGGTAACTTTCATACTCACAAGTAGTGAAAATAGGATATAATTCATTTCCACCGGGTATATCTATGTCTGGAGCACCATCGTCTCCTCCGCCTCCACCACCACCTCCATCTCCTCCACCACCACCACCACCACCACCTCCATCTCCTCCATCTGGCAGGCAAGTTGTGCTTACACTATAGGAAACTCTTATGCAAACTTTGTCAATATTTACTACTTGTCCTTGTGCTCCTGTGAGCAAATACACTTTCCAAAAACCATCTGTCAGTGGTTCATCGATGAAGGCAGATAATTTGGTGCCATAAGGAGGATCTGGAGCGGGGCTGCGCAAGTAAGCATATCCAGATCCTCTTGTGTTTTGGAATCCGTTAGCACTTGGTAAATATGTGCCATTGCCCGGTAAAATTGGATAAATTGTTTGTGTTGCGCTGTCGGAGAAAGTGAAAGTAATTTTATTTGTAAGAGTTTTTTTGGTTGCCCCTGATCCCATCAGCAAAACATTTTTGCCAGAAGGACTCTCTACAAGCATTTTTATCCAGCCGTAATCATATGTGTTTCCCAGCTGGAAACCATGCACGTTAACCGTGACATTGGTGATTCTAGCTTGAGTTTGTGCGTCACAGCATTTTGTCAATGTAAAGTAAGGAAATGCTCCAGCCAATCCAGTTATTGAGCTTTCTTCCAAAATCATTTCTGGAGTACATGTTATGCATAGATTTGAATCAATTAGATCAATGTCCGTATCAATACTAGTTGGTGTAATAATAATTTCGCTTGGCAAAACTGCATTAGATGGCAAGAAATCTATGTTGCTGGGAATGTATATTGGCGTAAATGGAATTCTGCTGGGAATATTTAAATCATCTATCACAATGACTGATGGAACTACTATAGGTCCAAAACTTGCATCAACGCATGGCAAAACGAAAGTAGGCTGAGGAATTTGATCAGGTACAATGTTTGGAACATCGACTCCGTCATCAAGATTGGAATCTGTAGGAAAAGAAGGGATTGGAATTTCAAATGGCTGTGGTGCTGTAGCTCCCAAAGGCTGATTGCCCTCTTGTCTAATCAATCCGCTTATAGCCTGTTCACAATTAGGATTTGTTACTGTGACTATAGGATCTATAACAGAATTTGGTGCATAAGTATGCACTCCAACTCTATCTGTGCTATTTGTTTCTCCATCGCCAAAATCTATAACGAAAGTATAGTTATCTCCAATAATATCAAGGGAATATTCTATTGTAGTTCCAAGAATATTGCTTTTTGATATTGTCGTATAATTAAAATTCACATCTGGGCATGCAAAATCGTCAACTATAGGGAGTAATGAGTTTACGCTACGTATTCTCCAGTCTAGTGTTGTTTTATCCGTGGTATTTTGGAAACCGACAAAACTTTCCAAGTTTACAACTGATCTTGCAAGTTGATTGTGATGTTCAGCTAATACATATCCTCTTACATACGTCCCGGCACTATAAAAAACGGGTTTGTTGCCACCCATATTTCTAATGCAATTTAGTAAAGTTGATATCTTGTTGGTTTCAGCGTCTTTGGCAACGCTGGCATAGTAAATAAGTTCTCCATTTATATTAACAAATCCATTTTCAGCCCATATTTCTTCTTTGTTTCCAGCTACAGGGTTAATGTAAATAGTCGTATTGTATGGATCCAAATCCGCAGACAAAGTTGTCTCGGCAGTGTTGAAAACCTTGTACAAGGTTACATCAGAATCAAGGCCTTTTGGATAGTTTGTTAGTGGCGGATAAGACAATCCCAATTTTTACACCTTTTCTCGCATTTATTTATCCTCTATAATTGAGTTATTCATCAATCAACTCATTTTTATCAATATTAATTTGAGAGTCATTTGAAATAATTTTTAATTTATTATCATTTTTCAGGCTATTATTGGCCATATTGGTTGGATCTTGGTATTCAATTTCAGAAATTTCCTTAGTATTTTCAATATTTTCAGGGACATTTTTGTCTACTTCCTCAGAAATATTGTCTGGCTTAACTGATAATATTTCATGAGTCTCTGGCGTATAATTCACATTTTGAGATGACTCAATTTTTTGTCCTTCAAGTTGTGGCAGAGTATTTGTGACTTCCATATTGATAAGTTTTGGCAAACCGATACCATCTTGATTTCCATAAGCCTTATATTTCATATCATAAATACTTGCATCTTTGTATGATTTAAATGGACCAGCAATATAAATCCTAGCTGGCATACTTTCAAGACACACAATAGCGGTTGTATTGTTTTTACTTTTGACAATATAAAAGTCAAGTTCTTGTTGATTGGATTCATCGTCATAAGAAAAAGGTCTTGTGCAATTATTGGCTATGACCACGTTGTTTGAACAAGAATAATCAGGCACAGAAGGTATGCATGGTCTTACACAGCTGCTATAATCAAGATTCCATTTTCTTGTGTTGTCTGGATAGCTGATCTTACAACTCCAAATTGAATAACCATAGCAAGAGTCGCTCTTGCAACAGTCTTTAATGCAAGATTCTGCGCTATCGTATTCTCCAGTTATATCCTGAACACAAACTTTCTTATTACCAGTTGATACACAACTATATTTTTCATTAAAATTGTCTGTTGTAATTGGTCTATTAGTCGTAAGATTAATGCCATATTTAGTAGAAACATTCATCGCAAAAGATCCGCCAGACTTGGGGCTGCTGGGATTGCAACTAGTTGTTACCGTTTGTGCTGCGCCTGTAGGAGGATTGACTGGCCCATAGCAATTGCAAGTAGTGCATGTATCTGAAGTTCTCACCCAAGCATATACTCCGGTCCCTGCTCCGACATAGGGAATTTCAAATGACGTGTAGCTACAGGAACCCGTGCATCCTGAGGTTGCAGGAGTAGCTGGCACAGGTGGTGGTCCGGGTAGTAACGGATCGCAGCTAGTTGAAGTTGTTTGGTTGTCTGCTGTGGGAATAGATTTGGGACTTGGACAATCGCAATTACCAGTGCAATACTTTCCGGCTAACCTCCATCCGTAAAGGTAGTGTGCTGGAACGCTATTTGTTGCAGCTATAATTTGTGAAAACCAATCGCATGTTCCACCGCATCCACTTGGTGTAGGCGTAGGGGTAGGAGTCGGGCTGGGAGGAGAAGGCGGTGGAGGTGTAGGTACTGGTGATGGGACTGGAGTCGGTGTCGGTGTCGGAGAAGGCGCAGATGCTGGACTACTAGTAGGGGATGATGTAGGGCTGCTACTTGGGGATGATCCAGCCACACAAGACGTTGTGGTGACTTGTCCCTCAAACACTCCGCTAAATAAAGGATAATTACATGTGCAACCCACTGCGCATGGGACAGTGAGTGTCCATCCTAGAGAAATAAAACTCCATGTGTATGAACAACTGCCGCTACAACCACTTGGCGATGGAGGTGTTGGCCCCGGTGACGGTGGTGTTGGTCCCGGTGGTGATGGAGGTGTTGGCCCCGGTGGTGATGGAGGTGTTGGCCCCGGTGACGGTGGTGTGGGAGAAGGTGATGGTGATGGCGTAGGTGTAGGTGATGGTGATGGTGATGGCGTAGGTGTGGGTGATGGAGGACTTGGCACTGGAGGCCAAACACTTTCCAAATAACATGCTTTCCTATAATCATTTACACTATCAATTTCAGGGCAAGCCTGATCTACTGCAATTTTAATTGTATACCAACCACGATCAATAGGCCCAAGCTGCCAGCCTAGTTCGAATTCGCTTCCTGTAGTTGGTAAGTCGCAGCCATCTTGAGGCAATCCTACATAAGCTCCAGCATCAAAATTAGGATACAAGTTTGACAAGATATATCCATCGTAAAGATTGTTATATTCCAAATCAGATACGTCATCCGCATAAGAGCCGAAATAAAATCTCACTAAACCTGCTTTATCTTGTGTGTTTTTCCAATAAAAAATATAAGAAATATCTTGTGTTTTGAAATTTTGACCGTCTGCATAAATTTGGTAGTATTGTAACTTTAACTTTTCAGAGTTTTGATTATATGGCTCATCACTCATAGTGGCATAGTTGTAATAAAGCTTATCTGATGGTGTGCCAGAAGATTTGTTTTGTTTCCAACTCCAAACATCGTTTATTACAGGATCGCTACAGAAAATATTGAAATCTGGAGCAGCCCCTACTAATTCCTCATTAGGATATGTAAGTGCGGCACTAGATGCCATGCTAATATTATCTCTGTTCCATCGAAATATTTCTGTGTAGGAAACAGTAGAGCCTGTATTGCCTCCGGAAATATATGTCTTGCAAATGTTGTCAGACAATGTAGACATTTTCTTACGGGCAGCGGCAAGAAGTAATACCATAGATGAGCTTACTGTCTGAGTCGCATAAGCTATGACATCAGTAGTATTATACAAAGTGCTTCCACTGTTGCCGCCCATGAAGTATCCCGAAAGCCTACCTGATATTCCCGCTAGATTAGCCTTGGTATTTGAGAGCGTGCCAGATAAAAGCGATGTCGTTTCTGTGCTTAAGTTGAAAGCATCAATAGAATCACTGTAAGATCCGTTATAACCGCCTCCAATGTATCCAAATAGAAATTCTGGATCGTATGATACAGCTAGTTGAGATCTGGCGGCAGACAAGCTGCCTGTGCCTAAAACATTAAAACTGTCAGTTGGTCCAGTTCGCTGAATAATATTTAAATAACTTCTTGGCGCATCTGGCGGCATATTTGCGTAACGTAAATTACCATATCCGCCAAAAACATAACCCTGAGCAGTGCCTATGGATTTATTTGCTGGCATTGCAGCAGCATTGACTACATTATAAGGCAGAAATTGTGAAGTATAAACTATTGAAAAACTTTCAAACCAAAAATAAGCATGCATGGCGCTGAAGGTATTTTCAGAAACATTGCCTCCCACAAATACGGCTGTATCTCCTCTGGAAAAGCTAGACATGCCAGATCTTCCAAGACCAGAGCTAGAAACTACTGCTGTAGCATCGGCAAAAAATATTGTTTGATATAATTTATCTGTATTGGTTTCAGCTGCGCTTCCAGTCATTACACCAGACTGGTATTTTCTGCTTGAATTCCACAGGACATTTTGTCTGCAAATTCTTGATATGCCTGTTGGAGAAAATTTGGCTGCGCTTAAATCTGCACTTGATTGAAGATAAGTTGAAGCAGTGCCAAAAGATGTTGCTTCAGTAGTTGAAATTATTGCGCTGCCATTGTAGCCGCCACAGTAATATCCCTTGGTAAATCGTTCGCTAGCAGCCGCAAAGTTTCTTCTTGGAACATCAAGATTGTAGCTCGAATCCAATGAAAAAGTTTCTGTTGCGTAATTAAGTATATTTACTGTCTTAATTGCGGCGCTTCCAGAGTTTCCTCCGCTAATAAATCCTGTTTCCATACCGCTTAATCCAGCAGGGTATAGACGATCAACACTTAGCTGTATGAAAAGTGCGGAATTAATGTCGTTAATATATGACATTCTGTTGACACCGGCTGTGCCGCTCTTTGCGCTGTAATAGAAGCCTTTCTCCTCTGTGCCATCGATTGCTGCTCTTAAAACTTCGCCAGACAAAAGGGTTGCACTATTTATAAGACCGGTGACATCTATTGAGTAAGTCAGTTTTATCGTCGGATTAGCCAGTAAGTAACCCTTGTTTACGCCCGATGAAAGTGCTGTGCATCCTGTGTCGGCAGAAGTATAGCCAGTTATGTTTATTGTGGTTTGCGCTGTTGTTACATCTGTGCTATAGGTTATTTTGTCTGTTACAGTACTGGTGCTAACGCCAGCATAACCATTTATTACATAACCTTTTTCGACATTGCCTGAACAACCGTAAGAACCATATCTTGAAGCTGTAAGATTTGCGGAACTTAATGTTAATCTTGTGTCAGTATCAAAAAGTATTTTGTCAGTAGTGGCAAGAGATTGTGGCGTGCCTATGATAGATGTAGCGCCGCCTGATATGTAACCGCCATTGCTTGAAAGAGCTACATTCATCGGGCTTAATGCTGCCAAAGTACTTCTGGCTTGTGTAAGAGATGCTGTTAGTGAGGCTTCTATTGTTTCAGAAAAATAATTTAATTTTTCTGTTGTGTCATAAACGGTGTTGTCATCTACTTGGCCACCTGTAATGTATCCTTTAGATGTTCTTTCTGTAACTCCAGCAGCGTTATATCTTTTTTGCAACAAGTATGCTGTTGCAAGAGCAGATATTGTTTCTGATGAATATGCAAATTTTTCTGTTGTTGATGAAACAGCTGTTGACTTACCACCCAAGAAATAACCACTGTCGAAATTTCCATCTATACCAGTAAGCAACTCCCTGCCTTCAGTTAATACAGCGCTCAATGAGTAGATTGTATCGAGCAAACTATTCAATTTTTCTATAGATGTGGTGATTGATCCTGTATTGCCTCCAGCTATATAGCCAAAACCAGCGATGCCATTATAGGCTCCAATAGCAGCCATGCTAGAATTTGCCGCATTAAGAGTTTTTGATCCGGTATATGATGATGTCAAGGTATTTGTCACATCAGTAGCGTAAGTTATTTTGTCAACAGTATTTAAAGGTGGCCCATTCATCCCACCAAGGAAATATCCTTTGGATCTGCCTTCGGAAAATGACGATAGCAAATATCTTGGTCCAGTGAGACTGCTACTGTAGCTTGATGATAAAGTTTCGGTGTAATAAGTTAATTTATCTGTAGCTGATGTATAATTGCCAGAAAAACCTCCTGCCACATATCCTTTATAAAAAGTACCAGAGCAACCAATCATTCCAATTTTTGACGTTTCTAAATTTGCTGTAGTAGCCGCAGTTGTAGTGTCTGTGCTATAAGTGATTTTATCAGCAGTTTTTACATATTTTATATTAGTGCCATCGGCAGTCATACCACCCATGACATAACCCGTCAAACCACCGCTTATTGTTGGAGTGCAAACAACTACATTGGCGGGATTTATCAAGTCGGCCTTTATGGCTCCGACAAAGGAGTTTCCAGCAGTGACTTCCACCCATTTAAAACCATTGACTCCTACTGTTTGAATAGGAGAACTTCTGTTTATCAAACTATTATTGCCAAATTGACCATTTGAGTTTTTACCCCAACTCCAGATAGTGCCGTCTAGCTTAATTGCGTTAGTAAATGATGCACCGCATCGAGCTTTTTGCCAGCTGTTTCCAAAAGCTATGGTTTGAATAGGGCTGCTGGCATCACGTAAACTATTTGTGCCGAGTTGCCCATAATCATTGTTGCCCCAAACCCACATCGTATTGTCTGACTTGATGGCAGCCATGTGATCTAGGCCGCATCTTATAGAAGACCAGTTCGAACCAAAAGCCGCAGTTTGGACTGGGCTGCTCTTGTGAAGAATATTTTTTTGGCCTAGTTGTCCATTAGTATTTTTGCCCCAAGTCCACAAAGTGCTATCTTTTTTGATAGCTGCCGTAAAGTTATAACCAGTGGCAACTTCTTGCCAATCAGTGCCGTATGTAATGGTTTGTATAGGAGAGCTTCTATGAATCAAATCATCAGTGCCTAGTTGTCCAAAATCGTTTCTCCCCCACATCCAAAGACTGCCATCGGTTTTTATTGCTGCTGTATGATGGCCTCCTAGCGATATTTTCGACCATGAGGATCCAAAAGCCGTTGTTTGAATTGGTGAGCTTCTATGAGTTAAGTTGTTTGTGCCAAGTTGGCCGAAGTCATTCTTGCCCCAAACCCACAATGTACCATCAGATTTAATACCAGCTGTGTGGAAATCTCCACTGGCTGCGCTTAGCCAGCTTGTTCCATAAGCTATGGTTTGAACAGGAGAGCTTTGACTTTCATCAGCATTATTTCCAAGTTGTCCGTTTGTGTTATTGCCCCATGTCCAAAACGTTCCGTCAGCCCTGCAAGCGGAAAAATGCTCTTTGCCTGCCGATATACTAATCCAATCATCGCCGCCAGAGAAAATTGCAACTGGAACTTTTTTGTCTTCTGTAGTATCGTCTCCAATTTGACCGTATGCGTTGGCTCCCCACAACCAAAGATTAATTCCATAAGTTGGAGGAGGAAAAGGTGTTGGCGTTGGAGATGGAGGAGAAGGTGGAGACGGCGGATTTTCGTCAATTAATGCATAAGAAGTGTACGCACTGTTTTCTATAGCTCTAAATTTGTTTGGTGGAATTACTGTATTGTCGTAATAATTCCTGCCAAGGTTAGAATCATTTCCTAATTGGCCATAATAATTTCCACCAGTGTAATAAGCACTGGCAGGATCCCCTACAGCCTTAATACCTGTATAATTAACTCCGCAGGTTACATCTAGACTCGTAGAAACAACAGATCCAACAAGAACTTGAACTGGAGAAGACCTGCTTACATAATCTGATAAACCCAACTGACCATAACTGTTATTTCCCCACGCCCAAACAGTATTATTATCTCTAACAGCAACTGTGTGCCCTCTTCCGGGTTGTTCAAGTCCGGTAAAACCAGAAGCGGAAACATCTAGCCAATTTATAGATGGAGCAAATATTATTACTGGAGAACTTTTGTGAACAGCTGTTAAATCACCTAGTTCGCCACCATCATTTCTACCCCAAGTCCAAAGATTGCTGTTGGAATCAATAGCTGCAACATGATAAGGGCCACAGGCTACTTTACTCCAGTTTACAGCAGCTATGACTTGAACAGGAGAACTTCTATGTAATACAGAACTGTCTCCTAATTGTCCAAAAGTATTCTGCCCCCACGTCCACATGCTACCATCAGTTTTTATTGCAGCGGAAAAATATTCTGCTGCTGCAATAAATGACCAATCAGAACCATAAGCGATAGTTTGTACTGGAGAACTATGAAGTTTTGGATAACCGGATGCATCCTCATTTGTACCTAAAACACCAAAATCATTTCTACCCCAAACCCATAAAGTGCCATCTGTTTTTAAAGAAACTGCGTGCGTTCTGCCACCGACTACAGATTGCCAGTTTTCTCCACCTCCATAAATCTGAATTGCAGAACTGCGCTTTGTTAACAACAGGCCATCTATTCCCATGACAGATTGCGATCCCCAAATCCATAATGTTCCATCTATCTTTATTGCAGCAGATATATTTCGTCCTAAAGAAGCCCAATCTGTTCCTCCGATATACGACTGTACAGGGCTGCTTTTTGGCACATCTGTATTATCTCCTAATTCTCCAAATGTGTTGTATCCCCAAGCATATAAACTATATCCGCTAGATGGTGTCGGGGTAGGTGTGGGAGACGGAGGCGATGGTGGACTTGGCGGCGAAGGAGAAGGAGAAGGAGAAGGGGAAGGGGAAGGGGGCATGGGCACGGGAGAAGGCGGAACTTCACAGTTTGTAGTCGCTGTGTAGCTTATTTTCATGCAAGCTTTGCCTATGGTTACAAATGTATCACTTGAACCAGAAACAACCCATACTTTCCAATCACCTTTTGTTATTTCTTCATCTTGAAAAACTGATAAAGTAGTGCCATATGGTGGTGCAGGTGCAGGAGCTAAAAGAACAGCACGACCGGCATTTCTTAAATTCTGATTGAAGTTTGGAGAAGGTTTGTATACTCCAGAGCCAGAAATTTTGGGGTAAACAAAATTAGTTGCAGTATCGTCAAAAGTTAGTGTAACAATATCAGTAAGTCCAGCTGTGGTAGTACCGCTACCCATGAGCAAACAAGTATTACCGTTAGGACTTTCCAATAAAACCTTTATATATCCGTAATCAGTAGTGCCATTTATAGAAAAATCATGCAAAGTCACTCTTAAATTGTTGATAATTGAACTGGTGCTCGTTGCGGTATCAGGAGCACAAGTTTGATTTTCTGCTTTGGCTGGATACATTACAGCGATGCCACGTTCTAGCGAAAATTCTGGCGTACATGTGACAACATAATTGCTGTAATCTAGATTTAAATCTGTGCTAATAGAAGCTGGAGTTATATTAATTGAACTTGGAAGATCTGGAAAATTACCGATGTCTATTATGCTTGGTAAATTAGGAACGTCCTCAAAAATGATTGCACTTGGTATTTTAAGTGGTGGATCAAGTGTTATAGAAGAGGGAACTACTATGGGTCCAAAGGGTCCAATGTCAAAACAGGGAAACACAATTGGAGGTACCTGAATTTCCAAATCCAAATCAGTTTGAGTATTGATAAAGAAATCTGGGAAACTCCCAAGGGTCGGAATTACAATATCGGTGCCTAGTCCAACATTTGTTTGAAGCAAAGGATTAGCTTCTGGTTGATTTCTCTGTATGGCACTTACAATTTGATCACAATTAGCTGTGTTAACGTTTACAACAGGATCTATAGTGGTATTTGGAGCATAAAGATGTGTTCCAGTAAGATCACTTGAAGTTGATTGCCCGTCACCAAAATCTAGTGTGAATTCATAATCTGCGCCAGTTATCTCCAATGTATATTCTATGGTTGTTCCATTTACAAGATCTTGATTAACAACGTAATAATAAAATTCTATATTTATACATCCGAAATCATCAGTAAGCTGCGCTTCTGATGCAATAGTCCTTATTCTCCAGTCTAAAGTTTTTTTGTCGGTGCTATTGATCTGGCCAACGAAATTTTCAACATTTACAACGCTTCTTGCCAACTGGTTGTGATGATCTGAAATAATGAATCCACGAATATTGGTGCCAGCCGGATTGAATTTTGGAGCATTTCCTCCAAGATTGCGAATACAGTTGTTTAACTGATTGACCTTGTTTGTGATAGCTTCTTTTGACACAGAATTGTAATAAATTAACTCGCCGCTAACGTTTGCAAATCCATTGTCTGGCCAAATTTCTGCTTTGTCGCTGCCTACAGGCACAATTGGAAAAGAAGTTGCCCAAGCCTCCACAGCCTCAGATAATATTGATTCTGATGTGTTATAAACTTTATAAAGTGTATAATCGCTGTCTATTGCTTTCGGATATACAATCTTTGGAGGGTAAGGAACTGCCAATTTTTACACCTTTTATTAGTAGTTACCAAAGATCCATTGATTTCCAGTCGGCCTTTCTGGCATTTTTGTGAAAGTCAAATCTATGTCATTGAACTTTATGAATGAATTAGGGCTGTAATCAAAACTTAAGTAGGCATTATCTGCATTATCTGTTGTGCCTAGTAATGTGTTTGTTTCATCATCGCTGTTTTGCACGGTGGAATCTTGCAAATTTCTAAATGATACGGAGTTGTAACCGGGACCACCTGTTTTCCAGACAGCAGCAGTTGGATCATAAGCCGAAACAGCACCTGTATTGTTGAAGAAAAACAAACTGCTTTTTAAATTAAGCAAAACGCCTTCATATTTTGTTGGCCCAAGAATATCTTGAAGTTTTTTAAAGCCACCTACAATATCAGTACCATCTTCATAAGTAGCATAAAAAGATTTATATCTAAATGAAGAACCTACTCCGTCATTTTTTAATATATATCCAGCCCGATCTCTCCAAGCAGTTCTATATGCACTAAAATAACCATAAATTTCTTCTCCAGATGCATTGAACAATGCTGCATTGCTTTGCAATTGTGAGGCTAACCCTATGTAATCTGTAGAAGTGAAAGTGGAGTTTATAGATGTGTTGTTAATTAAGTTGTGTTTAAGCAATTGTTGATTAGTGAGAGACAATCCAGCAGGTTTTGGATTGCTTGGAGTGTAAGCTATGTTGCCAAACATAAAGTATGTAATGTTGCTGTAGTTGAGAGCCACCCAGTTCCAAGGTCTTGCAAAACTTGTGAATGCGGAATATGTTTCCGAAAAACCACTATATTCAACAGCATTAATTTGCTCGGTAGTTGACAAAGCTGATGCTGATCTTCCAGTTGCATAGTGTATAATAGCTGTTCCGCCAACGCCTGACGGATTTCCGGCTCTGACGCTAAAATTTGTATTTCTTTTAAATTCCCGCACCATTTGAGTTGAATTAGTTTGGTTTTCAAGGAATGAATAATCTACAACATAGCTGCTAAAATAAGAATTTTGTTTATTTTTAAAAGTTTCACTTATAGTACCCATTTCACTTGCTTGAATCAAGCTTGAGCTTGTTCCGACAAAAGTAAAGAGGTATAAATTGTTTCTTTCTACAACATCAATTGTGCCAGAATCTATAGTCTGACTGCCAACTATCAACTGGTCAAATGTGGTTATTCTATAAGCTTCTGTTTCTGTGTCTACACGCAAAACAACATCATAAATGCCTCCTACAGAGTATAATGCTCTTGTGCTAGTGCTGTTTGCATGAGCCAAGTTATCGGCTAAAGACCATGTGTATGTCAAAATAGGATCAATAGGATTGCCAGAACTGTCAACTTCTTCACCTGAATAAGTCTTACCGGTTGCTGGATTTATGCCGTCCGGAATATCTATGCTGATAAGCAAATTCACAGGGGTTTTAAATTGACCGTTTACAACAGCTTGCCCTGATGCTGGTATTATTCTTACGTATGCGACATCAGGAGCAGGATATTTTACATTAATCATATTAGTGAAATAAATAATGTCTTCACCATATTTGTTTACTGATCTCAAAGTAACCGTAAAATTACCGGGCCTAGTGTAGGTTTTTTGAATGCTTCCACCATCAGGATCTTCAACAATAACATTAATTTCTTGGCTTGGCACGACAGATTCTTCTACAATGTATGATATGTTGCTACTTGTGTTATCTCCAAAATCCCAAAAATATTGAATAGTATTATTCGGAAGTGTTTCTCCCATGCGAACACTTTGATTCAAAAATTCGACTGTAAGTGGAGCTACTCCAATCGTTTTATCTACAGAAAACCACGCTTTTGGCTTGAATGCAACACTTAAGAGATAATTTGTGCGTTGTTCAATATTGCTATCGGGATCCAATGGTCTTAGTGCTATCTCGCCCTCTATGCCTATGTAGTTTTCCATTGCTATTACGGCATTTTTAATATTATTGTGATGTTCAGCCATAACATTCATAAAAACATATGTCACATTTGCCGGTTTGTAGCTATCAGTAAATCCAGATAACATCGTCAAATCAGTGAATGAATTGTCTGTTCTGCTGCCATAATAAAAACTAAGTGCTCTAACTTCTGGATCACTACATTGTTCTGTCAAGGTAATTAAACCTGTAGCTGGAAATAGCGCCATTTTTTCAGCATTTGTCTCGACCACAATAGTAGTGTCGCCGGGATTGTAGTCTGCTATAAGTTGCAGATATGCGCTATCTTTTACAACATATAAATTTGTATCTGTGTCGTATGATGTTGGAAAAGTAATTGTTGGAATTGCCATTAAAGCACCGTTATAGCGTCATTAAGAATCGTCCTGAAAGTTCTATCTCCTTGTAGAGTCAACAACAAAGAAGGTTTATATGATCCCTTTTTTTGATATTGATGCGTTGCTACATGCACGTTTGGATCAATTTCGAATGACGATGCTCCGTCATCAAATTGCCAAAGTCTATTCACTATTTCGCCTTGGGTTTGATCTACGAAGGTGAATGTGGTCGGCTGCAAGCCATTTGCTTGTGCATATTCAACTGAGTAGCCAGTATAAGGAGTGGGATAGAAAAATGGTGTGACAAAATTATTTGCTATTTGTATGTAATTTCTTTTTGTAGCAAAACCTTGTGCCCCAAGAGTTGTGATAATTCTAAGTTGAACTGTATATGTGCCTTCGTTCAAATAAGTATGAGTTGGATTTTTTTCAATGGAAGTTGAACCATCGCCAAAATCCCAAAAATATCTTGTCGCTATTGGTGTGCTAAAATCATGAAAGGTTACAGTAAGTGGTGCTGTACCTTTTAATGGATAGGCTCTAAATATTGGTTTTGGAGAATAAAATCTTGATTCTTGTAATTTAAGCAACCCATTAAGAGTATCTGTGTTTGTCTCGTCTGTAACGCCAAGATAGTTTTCAAGATTTAGAACTGCATCTTTTACTGAATTGTGATGTTCAGCCATTACGCCTGCATCGGCTGATGTGCCCATTGGCCAAACGGACTGTCGTGTGTTGCAAAATCCTCTCAACAAGTCTTGAAAAGTATTTCTAGTTTTTTTGTAATAATAAATTAATTCAGAAGTGAAGTTTTTTTTGTCTGGAAGATGCAGTCTTAATATTCCCTGCTCTGGAAAAGCCGATGTATCCTCAACAACTATAATTTGACCACCGTAATTCAAGGATTGAGTCAATACTGTCTTTGCCAAGTTTTTGGCTTCATATAAATTGCCGTAGCTGTCTATTGCTTCCGGGTATAGAGATAGATCTCCTGATAAATATCCGGCATCATAAGATGTAAGTTTTGCTTCTACCATTTTCCTACTTGTTCGTGTTCAAAAGTTTTCTGCTTATATTACCCAAAGCATTTTGCAACTGGATTTTTGCCACACTTTCGTTTGGCATAGCCAAAACCGATTTTACCAACTCGGAATTAATCGGCTGATTTAACATGGCTGTCAGATTCAATTCAGCGTGAAATTTGGAGTTCCAAAATTCCAACTGTGCATTTGGATCATTTATATCTACGAACGACTTGTCATTAATTATCTCGTTCAAGAGACTTAAAAACTTGGCTGTTTCACCAAGCACATCATTTTTTCTGGCAATAGTTTTTTGAATTGAATTTTCAATAGATTGCACTTTTCTTGTTTGTTTTTTTATTTCTATTTTGTGTTTTTCTTGTTTTATTTCCGCCAAAACAACATCTTCTTGATCTGATGCTACATCCGGCGATCTGTATTGCAGTTCTTTTAAACTAAGTTCTTCAAAAGCTAAATTGTCTTGCAAATCAATAAGGTCTGCGTCTAGTGCTTTTACTGTATCTTTTCTGGTTTGAAGTTCTCTGATGCACTGCCACATTTTGCCGTAAATCGAGCATTCTTTGCCGATTATGAAATGTTCAATTTGAAAATCAGTGTGTCTTTGAGGCAGATTGTATTTTTCACACACTTCAAATAAACTTTTTTCGATTTCACTCATAAAATAATCGCCCCTACAATCGCTTTAAATTTGCAGCCTTTTGCCATAGCTTTATCGGCCCAAATTAATTTAGTTAACTTTAGGGGATTTCCAGAGCCAAATTCGCCAACTGATTGGAAGAAATTTTTATTAATTAAAATGCCATTCATGGACCCATCTACAAAGTTCCAAATCCGATCAACAACTGGGAAAAGAACATCACTCTCATGATCGGCATATCTTGAAAGCTTTAAATCCATGTCTTTTCTAAGACTTGTGCCTGCAAAAACCATATAAGCCCAGTCTCCTAGGCAATTTTCAATACCCGTGTCAAACAAAGAAGTGACACAATTGCCGCCATTCATAACTGGTAAATCAGTAATATTGAGTTCTTCCAAATCAACAGTTTTACCATCAGGAATTACAACTAAAACAGGATATTTTTTGCTCAACAAACCCGCACTAAAATAAGTTTTGCGTATCTCGGCCACATCGCCAGTAAAAGAAACAATTACAACACAAAGATTCAGGTCTTTGGTTTCATAATACATTGGTTTTATCCCAGCGGTACCTCGAAATCAATCTTTATGATATCATTGATTGTAATTGCGTTCAATAAGGAAAAGCCCAATCCATCTTCATTTTCAGTAAAGCTGTTAAGCTGCCAAGATGACAAAGGTGAGGAGGTTGGAGCATAAACAGTAGTATCTTGAAAAATTCTCACTCCATTGATGAAAACTTTCAACGAACCAGTTGTGAAAGCAGTAGTCAAATTAGTTAGATAGTCTTTATAGTTTGAGGTTAAAGCGGCTGCTACTGGAGTAATATTATCAAAATGCTGATGTGCATTTGTCAAACCAACAGTGACATCTGCTCGTAATTTTTGACCAGCCGATAAAGTCCATTCAATAGTAGTAGATGGCTCAAGTGTAACGACACCATCAGTAACATATGTAATAGCAGAAGGTCCATCAATTCCTATAGAAAGATTATTTGCTTCTTGTGCTATCAAACTCAATTTGTCACGCTCTGAAAGCGTCATTCTTACGTAATCTACGCCATCGTATGCGCCATCCGTATGATACCCAATATTATGCAATGCTGTATCAACAGCAGTTGTTTTCAAATTGCCATTGGATTGTAACGATTGATTCAATCTATTCGCCAAAGTACCGGCTGTACCAACAGATTGACGTAAAAGCTCAGAGTTGATATCAACAGCATTATTAATCATATCTTCTCTTTGGATTATCGCTTCCAAAGGCAGATTATCATAAAAATAATGATATGGTTGATTTGATTGATACTGTGGTATGGTAATCAAGTCTATATTTGGCATATTAGGTCACCTTATTGTCAATGAAATATATAGCAGATTAAACCATAGAAACAGTCCAGTTCCAAGTAATACTCATGGATGATGTTTTCGCCAAATCAGCAAATGTTACCATGCTATACAAAGAACCGTCATTTAAAACCAATGCCATTTCATTCAAGCTGAAACCATTGGCATCATCATATCCCAAAACAGAAGTGAAAATAGCTTGTGTGCTATTATTGGGATTAATTTGCCCAATAACAGATTTACTAGCTCTTGTTGCTCCGTAAAGTCCGGTGGCATTAACGTCAACCAAGAGTACTTGCCCTCCAGATGTGCCTCCATCACCAAATATCATTCTTGTGACGTAAAGATTTGTATAACTACTAGGAACATTATTTGTCAATGTCTTTACGAGGGCTTCTCTACCAGTACGCATGATTGTGTTTGGAAATGCCAAATCAATTTTGCTACCGTCTTTAAAATTTACACAAGCATCTACAAATCCTCGGGTCGATAAAATGCTATTCATCATAATGCTCCCTTTTGTTGCACACCATCTTTATATTGTATTACAAATCCTATAGATTCAGTTGATTTTATATTGTCAACTGGTCCAGTACCTTCGTCGTTGTTTTGTGCCATCATCATTGGAGTAACATACTCGATGGTTTTGTTGATTATGTCTTGCCCATTTCTGCTCAAATCCACAAGTTGCTCCCCGAACAGCAATGCTGTTTCTTTAACAAATCTATAAAGAGTATAACTGACACTTGTGCCAGTTTGGGTTCCCAAATCCAAGAATTTACCACCTATTCTTAGACATCCTGACCCGTCAACCACTGTGTCTATAAAATAGTAATTAACTCCATTGATGACTAATATATAATTCTCTTTAAAATTGTTGTCTTCAAAAAAGTAGGTATCGGGATCATCAAAAGTTGGCCAACCACCGGGCTTCAGGACTTTCATTCCTTCATACGCAAGTTTTCCAACTTCCTCCTCTACAAGCCTTTGCAGAATTTTTCCACTATCAGTCACTGTGCCATCAACCCAGTCGCTTACCAAGAACGATTGTGTATCACCCTCTATAAATGAATAGAATGCATACTGGGATGAATCCGTGTCACGATAAAAATAAGTATTTGGCTTCAAAACATTTCTTACATCGCCTATACCCAAGCTGGAAGGCACTGTGACTTTGCCTAAATCTTTAACTGAATACACGGCAGTATTACTTGTGTATATGGCAGAAGAAGTTCCGTTTAATAGGATGTATTCTACATCCGTGGCATCTGAATTGCTCAACGTACCATCATCATCCAATTCAATTATATTGTTAACAAAATTTTTGATGTCATAGGTCATACCAGTTGCAACTAAAGTAACTTGCCAAGGACTAGATGCATATCCCTGTGCCACATCCCATAAGCTCTTAATGTCAAAAAAAGATAAATCTGTAGAATCGTCTGTAATGACATGTTCGTTCGCTTGTACAATATTGAAACCAGTATCTGCAAAAGTAATATTAGATAACTTAAAACTAAATTCAGCCACACTAATAGGGTCTGTTATTGTTTCCACTACCCTGATGTTGTTTACAAAAGGCGTTTCCACGGTGTATTCTCCAGCGTAAACTGATGGAGATAAAATTTCCAAAAGAGTAGATGTAGAAGTAGTTGATAATCCAATTCTTTCAAAATTTACATTCTGAGAATATAAATTGACGTATTCATTGAAGCCAGTTGTAGTTCCACTAGCATAAGAAGACATTGTGGCAAGAGAATTTCTTAAAACAGCATTGCTTTGTAAGCCTAAAAACATAGCCCTGTTAAAAACTGTTTGCGCCATTCCTGCAATCATGCTGTCTTCCTGAACATATCTAATATGTACATCATATTCCTCTATTGGAGGCAACACAAAATCCTCAAACTCACCTTGAAAATTCAAAGTATGCAGAGTCGCATGAAAAGGAGTGTAATCGGCAATAATTTCTTGACACTCAGCAAGTCTGTTATTTGACAAATCTTTAATATCTACATCAAGAGCATAATAAGCACTAGCAGATGATCTGCAAGGATCCACGAATGATTTATCAATATCGCAAGGCAGTGTGCTATCACGCAAAGATCCATTGTACTCTTCCATGTTGTATACATTTTCAGAATATGGGAAGGATGTTCTTATTTTGCCAAAATTGATATCTGGCACAAAAGGATTTTGCGCACTAACCACAATATCAAACAAAATATCATCAGCAGAAATGAGTCGAGTATTCCAATCCTTCGGAGGGTATTCAATCAATCTATCATCTCTTGTGTCTGCTAAGGGTAATTGCTTGATGTATTCATACAAGAAGGCTTGTTCAGATGAAGCAAAAGCCTTCGTTTGATAGGTTATTCTTATGACATCACCCGGTGCAAGTGTGTTGCCAAACCAAGTCATTGTGCTTGTTCCGGAAGATGTGGTTATACTTATTGTCGCCAAGTCCAACATGCTCCAATTGCTTGTAGCAGTTCTATAGTGTAACTCGAAATAAGTGCTATTGACCGGCAAGGATACATAAGTCAAAACAAAAGTATTTGTATCTGTAAAATTAAATGTCTCTGTATAAACATAATCACTGCCAGTTTGCCAGAATTGTGTAAATTTAAGCAATCTTATGCCAGCGTCTCCCAAAGCTTGCTCAAGACCATTTAAAGTGCCTTTTCTTTTAAATACAGGCACGGCTTTTTTTATTTGTCTGCGCCAAAGAGTAATATCTGTCGAGCGTAACCTTAAACCAAAGAAATTTGCCAAGTATCCCAACAAAGGCTCTTGTGTTGCATTGGCATCGACGATGTCTATAAGCTGATTTGCCAAGTTTTCAAGCTCTGTGAATCCCTCTGCAACTGCTTCGTTGAACTTGCTTAAAGTTTGTATGCTTAAATCGTCTTTTGCATAAACTTGCTTGTACATATCTGGCAAATATCTTTCAAGCAACTTGATGTATTTTTGTGATTTAGTTATGTGCGCAGGATTGGCAACATCATTTGCAATATTACTTCTAACATAAAAGTGAAGATATTCAGATATAGAGCTTCCACTTATATTTGGCTGATAAGTGTAGCAAATGTAAAAGTCGCCCTCTCTTATATTTCCATTAGGACTCCAAATGAACTTGAAGTATCCATACTGAATTTCAGATCCAGCATCAACAATCTTCTCGACTATTGCGTTGGTATTAGCTCCTCCTCTTATCCATAAAGGATCTGTGGGTGTGCCTTCATTGAAAATTATGTTGGCTTCTGAATAAAAATTCGGGTTTTCAATGGTGCTGCTTGTTAAAACATCTTGAAGTCTTTGTGCGTTAGCTATGTTGATTTCGCTTGGATTTTCACACGCCAATTGCTTTGCTTCCTGATAAGCAGTCTGTTGTTCTATTCCAAAACTATCAACCAAAGTCAAATTGTTTTTTAAATTGCTTAGGTCTCTTACAATAAAATAAATTTTTATATTTATAATTTTAAAAGGATCATCATTAAAACAGCCGTTGGCATCCGGCATGTACATGTCGAATTCAATCTGATCAGTAACTTTGGGATTTTCGTAATATTTCTTAAGCGCCATTTTTCCCCATTACTCGTATGTGAATTCAATATTTGTAGCGTCAGGTCTTATTATTTCGTAATATTTAGCGGCCACCACACGACCACTATTATTAGGATCAGCTGTAGTCAAGCTAACTTCATACCTGTACGGCTCTGTAACGGAGGACAAACCCTTTATCACATCTGTATCTCTTAAAGTTTGTCCATAATCCCAATTTACAAGGTTGAAAAATATAGCCATATTTCTTTCAATCTTTGCCCTTATGTCGTCTTCAAAAGTGCGATAATATTTGTCCAAAATTACATCAATAGAAACTGTGCATCCAATAATTACCCCATCACGCACGCACAAGAAATCTGTAAGCATTTTTCTATCGTTCATATATTCGATAAGTTCAGCTTTAAACTCAGAACTTGCTGTTTGCAAACCATCAGATCCAGATTTGGCCAATACAAACAAATCAATGATATTTGCAGCGCAACCACCATGTCTCAAAATAGCAGATGCTTTTCCCATTACTCCGTTATAAGGAGTTACAAAAATATCCGCCAGATTCTTGTAGTCAGAGCCGCTCACCGCACGATCTTGAGATTTATTATAAACCGGCAATTTTCGTCTTATATCCTCAGCAGTGTCTCCGTTATAACCAAATTCACCTTTCGTATAATTTGTAAATGCTACAGGGACAGTGGCAGCCTCTCCTTCAACATTAATGACCGAGTTGTAATTAACAAAGTTTGTAACGATATTGCCAATAGTACCACCACCGACTCTGTATGTCACAGTAATTACAGATCCATTTGCTGGAGATATTCCAGCCCTATTGTTGCCAAATACAACAAATGCTGAGTAATCGGAATTGTACTCTACTCTAAATTCTTTTCTCGGCTGACTGTCAGTGAAAAAATCAACTTTCTCCCACTTCAAACCATCCACCATGACTCTTACCGAATCAAGAAGCACAGGTCTATAACTCAGCAAAAATGATTGGTTAATATCGCCAGTGCCCAAAAAATCTTCTGAAAATGTTTGACCTTCCAATCCTACTATGTTGGAATTTACTATTGTTCCAGCACTTATCACTATATCCTGATCATAAATCGGCCTATTATAAACATCTGCTGGAAATAACTCATAATTAATGACTTGATCATTATTTACTATTTGAATATCATATGGCGTTGGAATTATAAGATCTATTACTTGAGTCGCATCTATTCTGGCACTCCACAGACATTTTGAAGCTATGGGCGGTTGCGGATTCATACCAACCAACTTGGCAAGCCTAAATGCGTTTTCCGTTTCAGTTACAGTATCGATAAAGACTTCGTTTGCTATTTGGTCTATTTTGAAAGATAAAGTATCTGCGATGAAAGCCCAATTTTCAATTAGCATTATTGCCAAGCTTGATTCAACAAAATCGTTGAAATCACTTCCAAATTTGTCCCTTGTAAAAGATATAAGTCTGGCTTTCATGGACCAGAAATCTTGATTGGTATAATTAAGATTTACAGGACTCGGCCTGTTTTGTATATTTGTTTGCTTATAGGGCGTTAAATTGAACGGACATTGATCAGCCATTATTCACCACCATTGATCGGTAACTGTAGGGTTAATGTATCTACTGCTTGCACATTGTCTGGTACTGCAAATCTAATTTTTATGTAAAGTATGTGCTCACTTTGGGTTTTATCGTCTGAATCTGCCAAATCTGCGTTCGTTCCAGAATTTTCAACAACTAGTTCCAGTATGGTTACCCTAGGTTCCCAATCTTTAATTGCCTCGATAATAAGTTGTCTTGCGGATTTTGCCAACAAATCATTGTTTTGTTCAAACAGTAATCTTCGCAATGGCACTCCAAAAGTTGGCAACATTACCCTTTCGCCGGGATTAGTCAGTAGCAACTGCAACAAGTCACCTTTTATAGCGGTTGTTCCAGTTGTTGTTTTCAAAAGACCCAATGGATTTTTTACTATTGGATAAGGAGCGCCTAATATTTGCATTTTATACCTTTATATTATATAGCAGTTAAAACGCATCATTAAATCACATTATTTTACTTTCAATACGCCTTTTTCCCCCACTCCTATATTTGGCCTTAAATTATAAATAGATGCTGTAGCTGCACTTTTTGAACAGCTGGCGTATACCCTGTCACTTATTTTAAGTTTTCCTTCCGCAAAAACCACGACTGGGAAAACTCCCGGAGCCTTTTCCTTGGGTTTAGTACTTCCGGGATCTTTTTTTTGCTCATAATCCTTACCGGCCAGTATGTAAGCCCTGTCATCCGAAACATTCATAAATCTTTCATTTTGCTGATATTGCATATTTTTCACAATATAATAACTATTTTTAGAAACAGACGTTACCTGATTTGCAGGATTATCTTTTGATCCAATAACTTGATTAATCGAATCCGTGGCTGCCAAAATTAATGCACCACCAGCCCTTAAGATTACTTGGCCGGGACCACTGGCCTTTTCCTGCATGATTAAATAATGTGGACCTTTTTTATCTAAATTAGTTTTTTGTGGAGCCATTAAGGTTATTCTTTGTTGTGCGGTTTTCTCCTGAGAATCTGTATCGCTAAATAACAACATAAGACCATAACCAGACCTTATTCTTAAAAATCCCTTAGTAGCCTTGGCTACAGGTACACTACCATCTCTACGCTCTCTTAATTCCCTGTCATTGCCACCATCGCTCAATACTATTTCATGCAAACTTGTGCTAGTTATGCTAATTCCTTGTTTTGCAGTGGCAACTCTTTTGCCATATCCCCCGGAGAATGCACTGTTGATTGATGTGTTTGCAGAAAGTACAACTTCTGTATCGTCACATAAGAATATTTGATTTCCCAAAGCTGATTTAAGTTTGACACCATTGTCTTCGCCCCTGATATGTACTTTTGCAGGACTTCCTAGTCTGCCTGTGGGTTTTTCAGTATCGTTCATTTCTATGACATGACCTGTGCATGATTTGAAATAAATCTTACCCATATACCTGTTTGTACAACCGAAATCAAATGGCTGCATGCTTCTTTCCCACCTAATTAATCCAGATGGAGCTTCAACAGAATCGTCCATGACCATAGTGTGACCACTTATTGACAAAAGCTGTATGCCAGTTTGGGGCAAATCACATCGATTGTTTTGTGGAGTACGTGGCCCCGAATAAGGTCGGCACTCACTTGCCTGTTTGAAGTAACGATTTGCTCCACCCAATGTTTTTTTGTTAGGTGCGACTGACGATGATGATATTCCCAATACTCCACTATTGGCTGCGTTCACTATATTTACATCATTGCCAGCCCCAGATCTTCTGCAAACTTTGGCTTTTGTATTTACTTCATAGTCTTCATAACAATCAGTTGAAGAACGTATCCCATTACATGCTGGATTAGCCCATTCTCCACCATGATGTAGATGATCATCTTTCATTATCATCCAGTTGCCGCAACCCGACATAATTTCGAATCTCTTCCATTTTCTTGCACATCTTGTGCTTCCATCCACCATCTTTATCATGTGCTTTTCTGGAGTTTTGAAACCATAAATGTTTGGATAACTGTCGGTGGGCTGCACTTGTGCTCCACTAGCTCCTCTAGTAGCTTCGAAACTTTCACGACTTCCTCCAAAATCATAAACGTTATAACTTTCGGTATTCCAAGGTGGCAGCACTTGATTTGGATTGCCCACAAGATATCCGCCTCTTCGACCAGCATAAATTTGATCAAATTCTGGGACACTAACTCCAAAGCCACTTCTCGTTCTTGACCAAGTTGTACCAAGGTAATATGGCACGCTACGATTGCCTCCCTCAAATGCGAACATAACAGTGCTGCCAGCTGGAGGCACCCATGATAAACCTGAATCATCAAAGCCTCCCAAAGCTGAAATTGGAAAGGCCCACGGCAAACCTTGGATGTCTATGTCGGTGCTATGAAACAAAGGACACCAAATTTGAATTCTATTTTGCGCCATATAATCTCTGGTGCTAACACATAATGCTGTGTATATTCCAAATGCAGCAGCATTTTGTTTTAGCTTCTTGCCACCATCTTGTTCATTGGTCCTTGATATTTTTTGATTTCCGTATTCTCCACCAAGCAAAGATTCAAGCTTGTTTATTCTATTGGCTAAATCATTTATAACTGACATAAATCACCTTTTATTATTGGTTTGGCGGTACAGAACTTATCTTTAAAGTAGTCGTGTACTTTGCATCTTCGCCTATTTGATGGCTAACAGATTTAATCATGTAGTTAGTTTTAGAAAATGTTTGATTTACTGTTGGGAAGGCCAGCCAGTCACAATCAAAACCATTTGACTTAATAGCAGGAGGATTAAGATAGATTATAGAAATAAATTTGCCAACATAGTTTACGCCAATGTAGGTGGGGTCACCTTGTATCACAAGATCGGCTTCTAAAACAGAAGTAGTTTCAATTGCTTTGGTTGCTGCGGCGTTGGCTCCTAGAGCCACAGTCTCTTTATCGCCTGCCTCTGCGGGAGCACGCCAGTTAAGATTGTTTACTGGCACTTGTACTTGGGTTTGTACGCCTGTATTATTTGTTTTGAATTGTCTTCCAGTCTGATCGTCGCCACATGCTCGGGTTTTAATTACTTTTGTACTCAGACCGCCTTGCATACCGGCACCTAGGGGAGAATTTGCAACAAATTCAATTTTGGGGTCAAAACTTATTACAGGACTACAATCTCCACCATTTACGATATATGTCTTAAAAATAGTAGTGCCAGATTGTGCTTGACATGTCGAACCATTAAACAAACACTCATCTTGATTACTTTCCATTATTATGATATTAGGTTCTATAAGGTGGGGAGTGCTCATGAAAAACATGCCCCTGAAACGGTCAGTAGTCAGTGAATTTGTCCACTGCCTAATTGCTGTCAAAGGATCTGTCCTGTCTGGGTTCCAAACTGATTTAGGCCCGTCAAAGCCTCCATCTGACTGCAAAAAACCAAATTTACTTATAACATCATTAGGATTTCTTCTATAAAATAATGTTTTTGGTTGTCTAAGTTTCAAAGTTCTTTGTTTGCAATTTCTATCAGGTCTTATGGCTGCGTCTGTGGCATCTTTAAATTTAATTCTACTAGTTTGACTGCCTATAGGCTCTGCCATTCTTGTTTGGGATGCAGTGGCACTCATGTCCTTAATTGTGACCGAATATTTCCACAAACCGTTAGCATTTTCAGCGGTTATTTTATCGACAATGCTGCCTACTAAAAATCCCCTTGGGTGAGAAGTAACAGTATTATCTAATATTGGACTTCTTCCAACTTCTGCAACACCATATTTGTAGATCTCTCCGTTGCAAGATTGTATTAACCAACCAAATTCAATAAGGACGTACTTTTCCGCATCACCAATTGAGCAAGCGTCAGTTGTCAACAACTGTAAAAATGTGCCAAAATCACCTCCAGTGGTATCAATTAATTCTATAACAAAGCCCCAACCGTCACTGCCACCATAACTAAAAGATTTTATGAAAACCGAGTTGTTTGAACTGGGAGAAGATTTGTTGCCAACGGTGATTTGCTTGCCATTTATGTTCAATATCATATTTACAAAACCGGATAATGTTGCTCCCGGCAGAGGCTTAGCCAAAGGAGCACACAGATATGGTCTGGCTAGCGCTGGTAGATTGCAAACTCTTGCCATTGTGATCCTTATGCAAAATTGTTGGGTAAACGCAGTGTTTTGCCAGCTGTGAAATCGGCTATGTCATATATGCTGTTGAATTCCATTATTTTCCACCAATAATCTGGAGTAAAATATATTTTTTGTGATACTAAATCTGGACGGTATTCAACAGCTGTCGTAATAATCATGAACTTGTCTTCTTCGCTTTCAACCATGTCTTTTCTTTTGTAGGTCGTGAAGGTTATTTTGCGGTCATCTCCATAATAAATTACAGATGAATTAGTGTACCTGCTTGTAAAGTTGACATATATTTCAGAGTTGATTTGCGCCGCTTTTTCAATGAAATTAGCCATTTATACTCCAAAAGTAATTATTCTCTCTGCTCCGGGAAGATTTCCAGAGTCATATACAACATTGAAACTCATATCTACGTCGAACTGATATGGTATGTAGCCTATGTCGGACCAAGGCACATCATTTGGAAATTTTACACTGTAACTCTCCAAAACCACACAAAGTTCGTAATCTCCAAGCAATCTGCCACATTTTATTTTACATATAGGAGGAGGCAAATATGGCAAGTTACTTACCAAAGACCTTGGATACGTGGCAGCTTCTATTAATCTCAAAGCTCTAAGATTATCAAGCAACTTGGTTTCATTTTCTGCTATAAAATGAGCAGTCCAGCTTATTTTTCTATCTCCGCTGTTGGAAAATGTTTTTGTAGGCATTGAACGACCTACGCCAGTCTCGGAAGCATAGCTTGCATCATGCTGATCGGAAAGTTCCGGCAAATTGTTCATGAATATGCGAACGCCGCCAATACTGATGTAGCAATCTTGCAGATACAGCAGCTGCCCTGTGTTAGTTGTGGCTAGACTCATTTATACCTCTACTATAGATTAGTTACCCCGACCGCACTGCTTTCAGAGTATCTGCCAGTGGCCAATCTAAACATATTGCCAGCGTTCGTGGTTATATTGGCTGGCGTAATGCTTGCTGGAGGCGCTCCACCTTGTGCCGGGGATAGAGCCGCAAGAATCTGCTGCAACAGCCCTTTCATTTGTTCGTTTACACTAAGCTCCTTTGCAGCGTTGTCATTGAGTTCTGAAAGTTCTGCGCTGTTAATATTGGTTGGCACTGGTGCTGTTGCTGCTTGCATCTCAAGTCTCTGTTGAACTTCAGTTGCCATGTTTGTCATCGGAGGAGCAGTTGCAGCAACCTGCGTAGATGTTGGGACAGCACCGCCCGTAACATTGAGAGCCATGTTGTTTGCAGCAACATTTGCCATGCTTGCACCAGCAGCCTTATTCAGGGTGCCATCGATGCTGGCCGCTACATTTCCCAAATCAACACCTGAGAGATTGCCACTTACACCTTTTATTTTTTCCAATCCATTTTTTATATTTGCTCCCATTTCTTCCATATTCATGGCGGCGAGATTACCACCAATAGTGTTTATCTTCTGCATACTTGCCAAAATGTTCTCTAATGCTCCAGCCATTAATTGGAAATAATTGTTGAGAGCGACCAAATCTCCAGCTGATTTGCTCATAACAAACATAACGCCTTGCAAAGCATTTGGATCAAACGATGATGAGACAAATTTGCTTATAGAACTCATGGAATTCATATTTGTCGTTAAGGCAATTATTTCGGATGGCAACATTGTTAGCAATTCGTTGGTTGCTTTGAGAGCTTCTGCTGCAATTTTTACATCTCTCGGATTTCCAATATTTTCAAATATGGGAGTGATTATGCCTTCGTCCACAAACTTGAATATATTGGCGAATTGCGGACCAACCTCGTTTATAAGTTCCTGCACATTTTCCAATCTGCTTGTAGCAGGCCCAAATAAACCGCCTTTTTTTACCAAAGGCTTTATATTCTTGCTGATGCCATTGACCACATCGGGTAGCAAAGGCAGCATCTTTGCTACTCCTTCCAAAGCCTCAGCTGCAATTTTAACATCTCTAGGATTGCCAATGTTTTCAAATATTGGGGTTATAATTGCCACGTCAACAAATTTGCATAGATCAGCAAAAGTACTACCAATATCATTGGCAGCCTTTTTGGCATTATCTATTTTGGTTGTTCCAGACCACCAGCTTGGCTTGGTCAAAGGAGCTATGTGCTTGCTGATACCGTTTATGGCATCTGGTATCAACGGCAGCATCTTTGCAACGCCTTCCAATGCTTCAGCAGCAATTTTAACATCTCTAGGGTTTCCAATATTATCAAATATAGGCGTAATAATTGCCCCATCTATAAATTTAAATACTCCTCCAAGTTTTCCGCCAATTTCTTCAATTGTTTTTTCTACATTATCCATCTTTGACAATCCAGACCACCATCCCTTTTTCAAAAGAGGTTGCAAGTTATCTGAAACGCCGCTTATTACATTTGGCAAAACATCTATTACTTTGGCAACACCTTCAAGAGCTTCTGCTGCCATTTTTACATCTCTAGGATTTCCTATATTTGCAAATACAGGATCAACAATTGCTTCTTCAACGAATCTTAGAATTGAAGGTATTGTTTTTTTCATTTCTGGCAGCGCATCGTTTATATCGTCTGCCACAGAATTAAACCACAAAAAGCCATCAAACAAAGGTGCTATTTCATTTGCCAAAGTATTTATTACAGATGCGATTGAAGAGAATATTGGAGGCAAAGCCGACAATGTGTCTTGGGCCTTTTGCAGCATGGCTGGAGGCGGCATCAAAAGCACTGGAAGTAGTATGCCTTCATAAATGAAAGTCGTTATTCCATAAAAACTTTCTTTTATCTGAGGCATGGCTTCAAGAATATCGTCGGCCACCGAATCAAAGAATAAAAATCCGTCAAACAGAGGCAAAATTTCGTTGGCAAAGGTTTGCAATGTACTGGCTATGTTTCTAAAAATACCTTCCATCATGGTGATAGATGTGTTGATAGTTTCAAGTGTATCAGTGCTAAGACCCATGTCTTCCAAATGTCGGCCAAACAAACCTATTTCATAAGCCAAAAGTCCAAATGTAAGCATGCCAGCGCTAAATGCGCCTATGCCCAACAGAATCAAGGGTATCGTCCACCACAACCATGTTGTCAATTCGCCAAGTATTGCCAAGCCAGCCAAAGCAGGTATCATTTTGTATGCAATTAAACCAATAGTATCAACCAAAGCCACAAATAATTGTCCGGCATATAATACAGAATCAAGATCCAAACCTATGCCTTCTGCTGATTCTAAGACGTATTTTATTAGAATAGCACCAAGATCAAAAATAGCTGGTGCCAATATCATTAGTGCAGCCCCACCAAGAAGAGCCATAGCTGCTGCCCCATATGCAACTGCCGCCAATGATCCCAGTAAGAAAAGACCGCCAAGAGCGGCAATGGTGTAAAGAGCAATCTGTCCAGCAGTCCAAATTACAGCAGAGAAAAGCTCTCCTATTTCATAAGCTTTGGCAGCATCGATTTCAAACATCCCAGCAAGACCATCAATCATGCTCAATAAAGCTAATCCCAACAAAGCTACTGCTGGTGCTAAAACAAGAAGTGCTGCCGCCCCTAAAGCCATGTATCCAGCTATAGCCTGTGTTGCACCACTGGCCAAAAAGCCCAGAGCATAGAGACCGCCCATAGCTGCCATTACGCCAAGAGCTATGGCAGCAGTAACTCCAATAATTGCGGCTGTCATATAGCCAATTTCTATTGCTTTATTGAAATCTATGCCAAATGCCCATCCCATCAATTCAATTATTTTCAACACAGCCAAACCTAGCAAAACCATAGCTGGTGCAAGAATCAACAGTGCGGCACCACCCTTAACTATTTGCCCAACTTTGCTCTTGGCTTGATCCAGAATTGGTGCAAATTCAATTAACTTAGGCAAAGTCTCTTGTACTGCTGCTGCTATTGCGGCAACTACTCCAAGAACTGCTGCTATATTAGCTCCAGTTTCTGCCGCAGTCTTTATATCCATTCCAGCCATATCGGACATGGTTTTAATGACAAATATTGTTGCCAATGCAAGTGCAGATAAACCAATAGCCAAAGCAGATAATTTAATTCCAACTTTGGCACCTTCCTGCCAATTTAATTTTTCAAGCTCGCCTTTCATATCTGCCAGAACTTTGTAACCAGCAATAGTTGCCGCAAATATGGCGGCTGTAGCTCCAAGTACAATACCAATAGTTGCCGCCGTCTGCGCTGCTGTTGCCATATCCAAGCCGGTAAACTTGAACACCTGATTCATTACGGCCATGACTGCTGTAGCTACTGCAACTAAACCTGCCGCCATAACAGCTAGCAAAGGTCCGTATTCCATCAATGCATCGCCAGCTTGTTCCAAAACACTTGCGTCTTTCAAGAAATCTAGTAGTCCACCACTTGGAGCAGCAACTTCTCCAGCAGCTTCGCCAGCTGGAGCTTTCGTAGATCCTAAAGCCTCATCCGCTGACTTTTCGGCAGCGCTCATTTCCTTTTTGCTAACTTGCAAAATAGCTCTGACTATTCTTTTGGTTTCAAGTTTCCATGCATCGTAAAAATGGTCCTCCATTTTTACAGTTACCATGTTGTCCTTAACGGTTTTGCTGACTATATTCATTTGCTCAAGAAGCAATTCAAGAGCAGCTTGTGCATTATCAGTAGCAATTGCTTTTGGAGTTGGTGCTGGAGGAGCTTTTGAAGCTGCCGAAGATGCTGCTGCCTCTTTTGCAGCCTCATCGCCAGCAGCTGCACTAGTCTTTTCTGCAAGATCCCCGCCTGCACTTGGCATACCACCTGCGGCCTTCATGCCTCCTAAATATTTTTCCATGATATCTTCAACTCCGAAAGCAGAAGATATTGTGGCTTTGCCTGTTTCGTAAAGAGTAGAAAGTATTTTACCAAAACCGGTATTTTCTTCTCCTTGTTGCATGCTAGCTTTAAAAAATCCTGCTATGGAAGCAAAAGCGGGGCCAAGTTTTTGAGATAAATCTCCAAGACTTAAAAATCCTTCTGCCGCAACTGAGCCAAAAGCCGCCGCCATCATGCCGGTATTTCCGACAATATCGGTTAAACTTGCAATCGCTTGTCCACTGTACTTGCTAAAATTATCGTTTATTTCTCTAGCTGTTTGTTCAACTTTACTCATGGGATCAAGAGCAGCTTGTTGTGCTGTTTCCATTTCCTGATTTCCCTTAGTAATCTTGGCCGTAATTTCTTTCAAAGCAGTAGGATCTTTCAAAGCCTTGGTTATTTCATCTGAACTTATTTCTAATTTGGCTTTACCGGCTTTTGTCAAACCTTCATTCACATTTTCTATAGCTGATGTTAAAGCTGTTTTGGCAGCACTAGCGGAACTTCTGAAATCGCCTCCCAAAGCTTTAATATCAGATTCAAATTCAGATTTTCTATCTCCAAATTTTCTTAAAGCTTGGTTCATATCTTTGGCCCCTTTGGATGCTTCTTCCAAAGCCGCCAAAGCTCCAACTGATGCTTCTATTTTTGCTTTGCGCTCTTTCTCTGCAAGAGCCAATCTTTCTTCCGTGCTTAGACTCTTTTTTCTTTCCTTGTTAATTTCTGCCATCTTGTCGGCAAGAGTAGATTCCTGTTCTTTTAAAGCTTTGATTTGATTTTGAAATTCGCCTAATTCCATACCAAATGCAGATTTAAGCTGAATGTTAAGTTGCATCTTGCTTTCATCAGAGAGATTGTCAATTGCCTCGGCACTTTCTACGCCAAATGTCCTTAATATGTTATCAAAGCCTTTTCTCAAATCTTTTATGCCGCTTCTACTTCTAAGCAATATGCCTTTTTGTAATTCTCCAACTTTTCCAACCGAAGCAGCAGCGTTATATAATAGATTTTTGGTTTCGTCGCTGGCAGAAAGCAATAAGGTCGAGCTACTAGAGGCTGCTTTTAGCAATTCTGCTGCCTGATCGCCTACGCCAAATTTTTCAGAGCTTGCCAAAATAGATGTGACATTTTTAGCTGCTGCGCTAGTCAGTGTTGCTGCGGCAATCATAGCCTTATTAATTTGTTGTGCGCTATCTACAGCTTTTTTGAGTTGATCTCCCGTAATGCCTGCGCTTTTAGCAGCCGCTTTCATGCCGTTTGCCATATCGCTGATTTGATTTACTGTCATGCCTCCAGCAATATTCATTTCCCTGAAAGTTTCATCAAAGGCATTTGCTTCCAAACCCAACTGTTTAGCTGTTTGCAGCTGTGTTACCGAAAGAGCCTTGGCTACTTTTTGATCCTTGATACCCTTGCTCACGTTTGCAAGATATTGTTTTTGCAAATCAACCCTGCCAAAACCAGTTAAATATGCTGAATTTTCAAGCTTAGTAAATTCTTTTTGCAAACCTCTAGTTTCACTAGTTATGCCAGCGACTTGATAGGCAACAGCACGACTATCTTTGAGAAATTTTACTTGTTCAGTTACTATGCCTCCAAAAGCTTGTTCAGCTAGACTCCCTTTTTCTCCAAGACCAAAAAGACTTTGTTGCACACCCATGTTAAAATCGTTGACGAGTCTTAGAGTTCTAGTTCCCAAACCTTCAAGTTCGTAATTTGTACTACCACTTATGTCTGAAGCAGTTTGGGCAAGAGATGCACTGCCTTTGTTGTAGGCTTTAGTAATATCTTTAATTTGTTCAATAGAAATAGACGAAGTGTCCATGCCTGCTTTTATCATTGCCTTTTCAAGCATCTTCGGATCAAGAGCAACATCTACGCTTGAACTTGTTGTTGTAGTTTCAGTGGTTTTTTTCTGCTCCATTGCGGCTTCAGCAGCCACATCTATTGGCGTTTTGTTGTATACTTCTTTGATGATTTGCCCAAGCAACTTATGAGTGCCTACGTCTGCCACATACAAACTGCCTGCTGTCGTAGCATGTTTGTGAAGTTCTTTAATATACTTTTCAGTGCTAGTTACGGCCTCTGTGGCCCCTGCGCCCAGACCGGGCTTTTCTTTATCCCCGGATTTGGCGTTCGCCAACCTTACTACATCCCCAAGATATTTTTTTGTTTCTTCGAGTTCCTTGGCCATGTTTGAATTTAATTTGTCAAGGAGTTCCACAACCTCTTTAAGCTTCTCATCCGAAACAGCTTTGCCATCTCCAACTTTTGTTGCTGCGCCAACTTTGCCTTGCATGAGCGATGAAAGCATGGCCTTGATGTCGGCCATAGATTGAGCGCCCATTTCAACTGTTCTACCTAGTGAATCTTCAATCGCCATATTCTCACTTGTTATACATTAGGTTGATTTACTATTTTGTTTAGCTGTGTTGCGATATCGGTTCTTATAGCTTCAAGCTCTTGTGGATCCAAAGCTCTAACAGAACCCATAGCATTCAAGATATATTCACAGTCAAGCATTTGGAGACGACTGACCGCTATTCTTTTATACCTACGAAACGCTGTAACTATATACTTGTCGTCCTTTATATTACGATAAGAAAAAAAGCGGTTATTACATGCATTCATGCCTTTTACTTGCAGCATTCTTTTGATTGTCGGGAAATTGAGATAATGAAGATTTATACCTCTTAAATATTCTGGCATTACATCTGTAAGAAGTACTAATGGTGTCTGATCATGTCCGGGTTTTGCAAGCTGGTATCTAAACATGACCAATGACCCTTTGCCCAAAGTTCGTACTGGAGGGCCAAATTTGCCACCGGCCCTTTTTATTACAGCTTCTTCAGGATTGGTAAACAGTCTTGATAAATCGATTGCCATTGATATATTTATGTTTTTCACACCAGTAAAAAAATATTGAGTTGGTTTGTCAGATTGTGTGTAATAGGGTGTAAGGTCAAAGGAGAACTCAAATGAAGATGCACAAAAGTTGGACGGGAATGGATCTTAAATCTTTTGCGACCACTCACGGGTACTGCCCGCTGTGTGCCAGCTACCATGATCTTCACACTTATGGACAACTTATTTACTGCACCTTAAATGATGTTGAACTGACTGGATGGGATTTGAATTTGTACAACAAACTTGCTACAGAGCCTGAATCTGTTGATATCAATGGCTACAATTCTATTAAGGATAGATTGATTCAACGCAAGCTTGTTAGGACATTGCCTTTAATTATTGAAAGACGGGCCGATTTGTTGCAAAAAATCCAAATGGAAAACCAAAAGCAAAAGGTTCAGGTAGTCGAAAAGATTGTGGAAGTACCTGCACCAAGACAAAGACCCAGAAAAGGCGATTGGAATGCTATAGCAGATTATATGGGCTTGCGTTAATTTCCTTTTGAGTAGATTTTGGTTGCGTAATCAGTGCCTGTGGTATTGATGACAATTCCATCACTTGTGGAATCCTTGTCCTCAATATCACTTAGCTGTACTTTTACCAATTCTTCTTCTGCTTTTTTAGATTTTATAAAATAAGTCCTTAGTTCTTGGGCCATTTTTCTGAGGCATTCTTTCACAGGTTTGTTTTTGTCTTGTTTATCGTCTCCAAACTCTAGCATCATATCATCAAACATATCTTGAACGTTGAAACTGTATGATTCTCCGTATGGTTCTGTGTCTACCTTTTTTTGCGGTCTAAAAGCGAGTGTGTCTCCAAAGATATAAAATCTTACTCCTTCGAAAGTGCTAATTTTTGGAAGAGCATAAACAAAAATGTGCGGATCATCTTCTGCCAAAACAAAGTCTTTGACAAGAAACCCGCCTTGTTCCAAGGCTCGTTTAAGCACTCTTAATCTTTTGACTGCCAAATCATCTGTTCTGTTGATGTATTCAAGAAATGTAATCATGCGCAATTCCTTAGAATTAATTCGGTTGAAGATGGAACGCACCTGACCAAATTCTGGATGTCACTTGGATTGCCAGCGTATGGTATTTCCTTGACAATCATTCCAGTAAAGGATGATGCAGCCTCTTTCAGAATTTCAAGATTGGCTGTCAGGAACAACATGCCATCTTTTCTTGCTATAAATTCCATTTCCTTAGTGACGGGTTTGCCATTTTCATCAAGCTTGCCTGTATCTTTTTCATACATTATCTTAATGTCTTCCAAAGACACAAGATTGCCCTCGCCATCATACATGGCTTCTGAATTTTCGTTTACAGATGTTTTAACTATCAACTTACCTTTTGTATATGCGTCTCTTAGAGCATTGGAAAAATCAAAACCTACAAAGTAGACAGTGCCGTCTTGTGCTGCAACATTAACGACGAAGCCTCTCATCTTATAATTATCGGCTATACTTTCCAGTATAATTCTTTTTCTTAGAACATCTTTTTCTTCTGGACTGCCTTCATCTAGTCTTTGTTGTTCGGGTTCGGAAAGATATCTTTCTGGATCATCGGTAGTCAGACACCATTTGCCAATATCTATCAATCCAAATTTTGAGTTAAATCTTGTTGATATTCTTATGGAGTATTCTCTTTGGTTGAAAACAAGATCTTCATTTTGACCACCACTTCCAACCTGCACTGCGCCAAGCAAAGCAGCCACGTATTTTCTATGCATGTCGGCTTTTGAGCTAAAAAGTCCCAAGAGTTTAATAAAAATGTTGCTTAATTCTGGCATAGGCTGAAGTGCTGTAAAGAGGTTTTGTACCAGAGTAATGCTAGGATTATTTTGATCTAATTGATCTCTTATTGCTTTTCGAATGGTTTGAGAAGCTTTATCAATGTTGGCATTTTGTCGTAAAAACAAAATTTGCAAATTATCTTCTACAAATTTTCTGGGATAGGTATCCAAATCGGTGTTACGAATATTTTGTATCATTTCAATCAATTGATTGACATCGCCTTTGATGGATTCTTTAAAAAACTTGCCTTTCCATTGTTCAAAGTCCATGTTTTCTTGTTCTTCAGGCATATCTGGAGCAACAGGATCTGCGACTGATGGTTTACCCATATCTGGCACTGGGGCATTCATGGGATTCGTATTTGGAGCGGGTTGTTGCAATGGTGCAGCGGGCGCACCACCTCCGGAAAGGCCGGGGGGTTGAGAATCTGTCGGAGGACCGCCAGCCAAAGGATCTGGAGCCGAGGCCAGCACGTCTTCTTCTTTAATCAACCAGTCACTTAGGTTTGTCCAATTGCGGCTCATTTTGCACCTTTTTAATCTTATTTATCGTTTCGAGTATTGCTCTCTTGTCTGTTATATGTATGTGGTTGGTTTGATTAGCTTGCAGTTTCGCTGCGGTTTTTTCTTTAAGTCTTAGAGTTGTCATCAAATCAGCTATTTTAGCTTTCTTGTCAGCAATATCTGTCTTTGCTTTGACAAGATTGACCACTGCTTCTTTTGATGCCGAACTACTATCTCCTTCGTTCATCACCATTTCCACAAAATTATTGAGCAATGCATTGATTTCATTTCTATCGCCCCGCAAATCATCAAGAATTTCTGTATATATGTTCTGCAAATCTTGATCAGTAATTGGGCATTGGGAATTTTGTGCCGGTGCAGCCACCACATTCATGGTTGGTACAGGCAAATCTGTAATTTCTTCTGTGCTCATAATACCTAAATTAGTTTTACAACTTACTTTATATTTATATTGCTTTCAATAAATACTTTCATGACACCTCCCAAAAATAATAAAAATGCAAGTTCGTCTGAAATCAGCAACATTGCAAGTTTTTACAATGAAATGTCATCAAGCCTGAAGGAGCTTGTAAAAAGCACAGCTACCCTTGAGGAAAAACTTAAGACTTTAGTAGAAACACAAGATGAATTCACTGACAAAATAGAAGAATTGATGCAGTCCTATAACAATTTGCTCGGCAGAATCATTTCTGTTGAATCTAAAGACTTGGATCGATTGCAAAAAGACATTAACGACAACTCAAACAGAATAACAATCATAGAGCATGATGTAGAAATCATCGATGATTTAGCAGAACTCGCAAATAAACACGCAAATATCATATCCCTCTTGGAAAACAGTTCCAAAGAATTTAAGGATAAACTCAAGGAAAGAAGTAAAACCATACACGAATTGGTTTTGAAAATAGAAAGACTAAGTCTTCACAAGAACAGTACCGAAAAACTTATTGATACTCTATTTAAAGTTGGAACTAGCATAACTATTGCATACATAATTTATTGGCTCAAGATTGGCAACAGCTGAGGATTACATGGAACAAGAAGAAATCAAAAACGACATCGTTTCTAAAGTCAGGCTAAAAGACTCCGATGACAACGGAGAATTTCGGCCTTTCATGGTGAATTACAAATCTAATCCAGCCCTTAAAAACATCATCAAAGCTTTTAATCAATCAAATCAAATAAAACTTGGGTATTCCACAATAGCAAAAGACAAGGGTGTCATTGAACCCACAATGAAAAAGAAAAATCTCTTTCTTACTGGCGGCGCTCTTCGTGATCATCTGAAAAACAAAACTTTTCATAATTACGATTGCGTTACAGATGCTTCGCCCGACGAAATAAGAAAGGTAATGGAATCGGAAATATTAAATTTGCAAGAAGTAAGACCAGATACGCATGATCTTGAAATTCTGCATAATTCAAAATACAAAAAATTGCCAGAAAGAGCACAAAGAAAAAACTGCTTCTACGCCTCAAGGTGGGATGAAGAAAACAATGAGATTGAACTTACAGCTGAAATAGATGGACAAAAAGTTTTCATAACGCCTTTTTCTACACACGTGAAAGACAGGATGATCAGTCCACCAAAGAGAATGTTCGCTACAACTATGGAAGATGATGCGAAAACAAGAGATCTGACAATGAATTCTCTTTATTTGAAATTAAAAAATGACGATGGAGAAAATTCAGAACTAATGGACCCTGAAGGTGGCATTCATGATCTTAAAAAAGGAAAAATTGAATTCGTAGGCAATGCCAAGCGCACCATAGCAAAAGATCCATATATTGGCTTCAGAATTTGCCTGCTGGCAGCCAGATATAGTCCAAACAATAAAGTGACAGATGACATGGCAGGCTTACTTCGCAGCGCTGAAAACTTTAACCCAGATCCCAAGATTGTAAAAAGAATATTGCTTGCTGGAATTAACAATGTCGATGTGCCAGTATTTTATTTCTTGAAGAATCTTGATAAGTGCGATCTAATGCGATTTGTATTTCCTAATCTAAAAGTTGCCGACCCCATGATGGAACTGCCAAACAACAAAATTTTGACCATAGCATATCTTCTGCACAAAAACGATGTCGATACCGTTAAGAACGTGCTAATGGCTAATGGGTATTCTCACTTAGATGTTGACAACATATGCAATTTGATCAAACTATCACACTTTGCAAACAGCAGTGTTGCCAACCCAGATTTAATTTATGACATGTTCACCAAACCATTGCATGTGAGCAGTTCTCAAATTAAGGAATTTCTTAAATTGTTTGGAAAGCAAAGTGTCTTTGAGAAAATTTTTGGTGGAAAACTTGATGATATATTAAAAAAATATGTTGAAACCGAAACATCAAGACAAGTGAATCCCCTGTATGTCAAACATATGGGTAAAAATTTAAGACCTGATGAACTAGAAGACGCAAGAAAAAAACTTTTCCATCACAAAATCAAAGAACTAATGGCGTAGTGTGTGACTTTGCACACATTGCTTAAACCGAAGTCAACAAAAAAAAGCTGGACTAAAAATTAGTCCAGCTTTTTTTAACAATCAGTATGGCAACGAACTGATATTTTTGTTAAAATTATACAAAGTATTGTGTGCGAAATCACGCCTTGGAGTTTTTGCATGAAGAGTTTTCACAGAATCGACCCGAAAATTCGTTGCAAGTTTGAAAATTTGCATCTGGATGGAATCACCCCAATAAGACTGAATCAAGCATTTAATTATGAAATGGTCGAAGCTTTTCACGAAGATTTCAATGAACTTTTAGACAAAGACCCCAAATTTGTTCCAGTCATTATCGATTCATACGGAGGAGATGTTTATTGCCTGCTTGAATTAGTATCACTTATGCTTTCATCGCCAGTACCTGTTGCGACAATATGCAATGGGAAAGCCATGAGTTGTGGTGCCATGTTATTCATGTTTGGCAGCGAGGGATTGCGATTTATGTCTGAACATGCCACACTTATGATTCACGAAGTTAGCTCATTTAATTTTGGTAAGGTTGAAGAAATTAAATCTAATGCAAAAGAAGTTGATCGGTTGAATGCAAAAATTTTTCAAATGGCAGCAAAACATATTGGACATAAAGAAAATTATTTTCTTGATTTACTTCACGCAACCAATCATTCAGAATTGTATCTTACTGCAAAAGATGCCAAAAAACACAACATTTGCAATCATGTAGGTGTGCCACAACTTGTTACAGAAATAAAAGTTACACAAACTCTCACCATAAATAACAAAGAAATTCCTATTTGACTTTATTAATCTAATCCAAAAACATAATAGTTACGCTTTAGTGTGACTTTGCACACATTCACTTACAACAACTATTACACACAATGTTAGAACCGAAGTCAACAAAAAAAAGATTAAATTATCAAGCATTAACATAAATACATCTGAAATCAGAGGTATTTATGAGCAACAAAAATGAAAGCCATCATAGTGGCAGCTATATGGTGCGAAGAAATCTACACACCCTATATAAAAACTGCAAAGAACTTCTTCAAATGATTAGTGAAAATGATGAAATAGAAAGTTGGATGGAGCATAAAGTTTCTGTTGCCAAAGCAGCTATTAGCGATGTAAAAGATGCTTTCACATATGACAAAGAAGAGGGAGATGATGCTGATGGCGGCGTAGACATCACTATTTTGCGTGGTGATGATCACCATAACCACGATGACATGGGCCTAAAAAAGATGCTTGGTGGTGGCTGTGGATCCAACGAAAATAAATTCTATCTTGGATCTGGAGCTATTAACGAGAAAAAGCTGCTCGTTACCAACAATAGCAACATGAAAGTTATGGTCGAATCTGTTGAGAAAATAGGCAACATGATTAGAATTACCACAAAATCAGGCAAATCATACGAGTACATGCCTCATTTTGGAACCGAACTTGAGTTGATGCGTGCAGATGGATATGGAATTAAAATTGTCAATTAAAAATACGTTTTAAACTTTAAAAATAAAGCCAGCTTATGCTGGCTTTATTTTTTCTATCATGATTACCAGTCTGGTTGTGCCTTTTATTACTCTATGCCACAATCCCATCGGTATCGAAAATGTTTCTTTTATTGGCACTGGCAATTTATTATCTTCTTGATACTTCCAGTCATTATCGTTAAGAGGTGTGATGATGCGATCTTCATAATCTCTATGCCATTTCAGATCATCAATATCTGCATCTGGTTCAAATATCCTTATCACACAATTTTCATGGGTGATTTCTTTATAAGGTTTAATATCACTCACTTTTTGGTGTCATCCAACTTTTTATTTTAAAAACAAGTAGTTCATATAGTGCTTTTACCCAAGCAGGCTGCGGCAATATATTCCAACCAACAATTAAACCACATAAAAAAAAGATTAAATTATCAAGCATTTTATTCTCCTGTGTCATTTATAACGTGATACAATACAGGCTCATACTTATGTTTATCTCGCAGTTTTTTCATAATATGCAAGTTCAAATCCAAATCGTCAAAAATTGCAGGTAAGTATGAGTCAACACCTAACCCCTTTACCAGATTCCCATTAGACTGCAAAACAGAATAGATTACCCTGTCTTTATTAGGCATGTAAGTTTCAATCGCTACTAAGTCCGAATTTTCATCCAAAAAATCATTGATATTATCAACATCATCCGTTTCTTTAATGTAATCCATTATAGATTGATTTTTTGCTAAAGCATCATGCACGACATCAGCTTTAAATGGTATTTTCATGGCAACATCTACCCTATCGCCATATTTTCTATACACATCCCAAGAACCCATCCAACTGTACGCTTGGTTTGACTTGATAACCGAACGAGGATCTATATTTTGTTTCAAAATAACAAAAAAAGAAGGCTTGGTCGGGTCATATGGAATTTCTAACTTAGGTATACCACGCAAACTCGCTTTTTCATATTTGTCAAGCAACTGTAATATGGCAGTATTTTTTACCCGAATAAAATAATCACTATTAGCTTTGTACTTCAACCAGTAAGACAACTTTTCTAAATCTTTTTTATCTAGGTTACCTTCTTGCATGCAGTCAATAATCATTCTTACTGGTAAATACTTAGCATCATTCGACAAGGATGTGTTTTTTATATTTTCTTTAAATTGATTTATAAGCGCCAGTACTTCTGAATGTTCACACCCAAAAGAAATACTTTCAAAGAATTGCTTGAAAGTTACCATGATGCCGAACTCGATAGTCCAACTTGTTTGGCATATCTACCGATACGGCAAGCCCAGTAGCCCGGTTTTGTTTTGTCATTTTTTAGATGACATTTATGTCTAGCTCTGAAGCTTTTAGCTCTGGCTGGACTGTAGTTTTTCACAGATAAATTAGGATCCCCAAAACCTATCTTCTTGGCAACAACACGACCTTCTGCATTTTTTCTTCCAGAATTGACATAAACAGTATATTTCTTGTTACCGCCAGAGGCTCTTCTTGGAGAATCTAAGGGAACACTTTTGCCCTGATAGATTCCAGTTCTGCCTGCCTCGGTCATCAAAATAAATTCATCATTCTCGTTTACTTCAATCAAACCTTGTTCATGCAAAGTCCTCATTTCATTTACAAGTTCCATCCACGCATCAGATCCCAGTCTAAAAACAGTGTTGCTAAGACTAAGATTGTTTTCCATGTGATATTGCAAGTGTTCAGATAGTTGAATATTTTCAGTCAAAACCTTTATTGGTCTTGAACCCTCCATCATTTCATAAAAACCAAAGTCTTCCATCACGCCCCCTTGTATTTGCCACCACGTTTTTTCCTTTTGCAGTAGTTTTTTTGACTAAAACCTTTTGGGTTGCTGCAATTTATTGATTTTTTGTATTTCATACTCCAGCGGCTCTTCATGCCCATCCTAGGCTGGTTATATTCGTTCAGCCACTGAAAAAAAGTTTGCATCCTATATTTAGTAGTTTATGGGCAAATATTTGGTTTCGTCACTTTCAATATATTCCAAAACAAAAAGATTCTCTCCATAACTTATATGCTTTTTAACGATAATCATTTGATTGTCGTGGATTTTCCGATGATGATTCGCACACACACATATGCAATTCCTGCTGTCATATACACCGCCTTTACGCCCCTCAAATATCCTGTGGACATCCAGTACAGCATAATCTTTTTCATCGCAAAAAGCACACTTGCCAGCAAATTTTTTAAATGCTTTTTTACTTCGTATTAACATCAATCCATTATATGCATTTTGATATTGTTGCGATCAAGAACCAAATGATCCATGTTGACTACGGTCATAGTGTCATCAACATACTTTAGAACGTCTTTTACTTCAAAATCCTTACATGAGTAAACATCCATCCTAATATAAGGTTGAGGCACATTTGACCAAACATGAATGCTTGCATGACTTGTTTCAATAACTACTGTCCCTGTAACTCCTTCGTTGCCCGGTGTATCACAAAATTTTGCGACTGGTTCTATAAGAATCTTCATATCAATTAGTTCAACTAATTTTCTAAACCACTCAACACATTTTTGCTCGTCCACCAATGGGTTTGCCACTTCTGCGTTGATTATTAGATGCTTATGATACTTGTCCATTTTCAACCTTTCAATTTTGCAAAAAAAGTATCTATTAAGAAAGTATAAAATGTAAAAATTTATTATTTTTATTCTATTATTATTACAAAACATGGAGACCGAATGAACAAGCACATACTAGTTCAAAAACTTGCCTTGATTAAGAGATTGTGCGATGAAATAGGCAACGAACTTGGACAAGATTTAAATGACATGGTAGTTACAAAAAATTTACAAGATATAAATGAGAATTTCAACAAACTCAAAGACATGTTGTTTTCTTCTGCTTGGCCAAAAGCAGTGCCCAACGAATTAATGTGTGACGAAAGTAGCGAAAAAGATAAAATGGATAGAGCAAATGGCATTTTGAGTGTTTTTGTTACTGAACTTGTAGAGGGCAAAAATGTTTTAGACTTTGGCACAGGGGAAGGCCATCTGCCTTATGCTGCACACAAGGCGGGAGCCAGAGTCTCAGTCGGATACGACATGGCTGCTGATTTTAAACTAAAATCAGCCGACACGTTGCTTTACACTAACATGTGGCACGAAGTTGTCGCAAATGGACCATATGACGTTATTGTGCTATTTGATGTTATTGATCATCTGGAATATGAAACGCCAGTCAATGTGTTTTTGAATCTGAAAACAATTTTGAAAAGAAACGGCAAAATTTATGTCAGATATCATCCATTTATTTCAAAACATGGGTCACACATGTATAAAAAAATAAATAAAGCTTTCCCACATTTGGTTTTTACAGACACAGAAATGCAGTTGATTATGCCAGATCACGTGCCGATGAGCAACATCACTGTTTTACATCCAATAAAAACTTATGAAGAATATGCCAATAATTCTGGATTCAAAGTTGTTCAGGAAAAAATTACAAGAACAAAAATAGATGATTTTTTCAAAAACGATCTTGTATCCAAAAGAATCTGCGAACTCACTGGTTCGCAAGTTCTCCCAGAAAGTCAAATGGAAATTGAATTTGTTGACCATGTGCTTTCTGTAATTTAAAAACCAGTCAGCATGTCTAAATACAGACATGAATTTTAAACATTGGTTTATTGAAAACGCAACACTTGGCACCGAACTTGTAGATGAGAGCCAAATAGACTCTGTTTACAACAAAGCTAAATATGCCGTAAAGTTAGTGCAAATGTATGATATGACTTTGCCACAAAAAGACAGGCTTTTACCAAACATAAGCATGATAGCTAATTTGTCATTGAGACCAGATGTATTCGGATTATTCAATTCAAAAGAGAACAAAAAAGTCATATCGGCAGCTGCTGCTGAAAAAATAAAATTTAAATTCAACCCAGAAACTCTTAAAGACACGCCAATAGAAAAAATACCGGAAGTTATAATAAGGAAATATGTTCCCGACCTAAATCCCAATGATATTCAGCAGTCTGATGTTATCCACGTGGATGTTAGAAATATACTTAAAAGATTTGGAGACTCCGCTGAAGCAATCATTCAAATTGCAAGCACAATAGTACACGAATGCACTCATGAAAAAGAGAGAGAAGAAACTGGAAGCACCAAAGATGGCCCCGGCACAGCGGTTGAAATAGCCGAAGAAAAGTTCAGAAAATGGGTTGAAAAAAACAAATCAATGATAGCACAAAGAATACCTCAAATTGGAATCAGTGTTTAATATCAGATTTTGGTAACAAAATTTTATAAATCGAATTGGCTATTTGTTTAATCTTTTCGTTATCGCTGTTTTTCATTATGCTTGAAATAGTTTCAAGGTAAAAATAGGAAGTTGATAACGTCTTTGTCAATAAAGCAACTAATACATCTTGATCTTTTACCCCAAGCCCTTTTGTAAATGCCATAGCTGATGGTACGGCAATCATCGGATTCATTAATCCTAATTTTGAAAGTTCTGCTAGACTTGATAGAACTTCACTCCAACTTGATATTTTTTTGGGATGTCTACTCAAGTTGTACACAGCTTTCAAAAAATTGATCTTTGCTTTGAAAGTCGGCACAGTTAGCAACAAACTTTTTTTAAAACCTATCAACTTGTCAATTTTATTTAAAGTTTTAAAAACCTTATCGCCCATGACACTTGTGACATCCATGACCTTGTCATATTTTTCTGTAGCTAGTCCCAAAGACTCCAAAGCATCCCGAATATCGCCATGCGCTTGATACAAAGCCATATCAGCATAACCGTATTCCCTGATATATTGCGCAAAAGTTTTCATGCTTTTATTTACCACTCTAGTAAATAAAAACATGGAAAAAAACATGTATGAACCCGGACCCTTGTATTCTCGAAGACATGAATTGACTGAAATGTTAAAAAACATTCCTTTGAAAACTGGAGATATAGTTTTTAGCGCATCTGATGTTGCTGGTCCATTTGGCATACCTTTTTCTAAGCTCATTCAAACATTTACAAAATCAAAATACAGCCATGCTACAACCATTTTGGTAGAAAGCGAAGATGTGTACGCCATCGATGTGTCAGATCATGGCACAAGAAAACTTAGGCTAATTGATTGGTTTGATGATTGGTACATGGATGATTTTTGTGTTTTCAGATTAAGACATCCTACTAAAGATCATGAAGAAAATATAAAAAAAAATGTATACAAGTTTTTGGAATTGGATCCACACTATGATTTTAATTTTGTCGATGACAAAGCTTTTTATTGCACTGAAGCCGTAAGTTACATTTACAAAGAATCGGGAATTAATTTAGGTGGCGCTTACACAATAAAACAAATTTTGCCAACTTGGTTTTATTACATTGTTGTGATTGGATCTTATATCACTAAGATTTTTACCAATTCATCTTTGCCATCAAATGTGCCAATAACAATCGTGGGCAACGACAAAAAAGGCATGATTGCATCACCTTATATTTACGAAATATTTAGATATGAAGGCAAATTAGACATGTATTTCTGCTAAGCAAGGTCTTTTATCTCAAGCCAATTTCTGAATTGTATCATACTACCTTAGCCATTTTAACGCCTTTGTCTAAAGCTTCTCCTACAGTCATGGTCGTGCCTATCCACTCCGCTGGAAAATCAGAATCATCAATGCCTGTATCCACAGGTTCTCCCGGATGGAACGTAAACAATACCTCTTTGTCAGTATTTGGATATTTGCCAAGAATTGCCACTGTAATGTCAGTAGCCTCGCCACGCTTGCCAGCAATGGTTGGGTATGGTCTGCCAGTATTTTTAGGATCAGAAAAAGTTATTTTATCATTATTGTCTATCTCTTTTGATCTTAAAGCTTTGATTAGATCAATGATACCAAGTCTGCCTGTCAAATCGTATGTTACAAAACCTTCAGCCTCTGGTTTTATTGATGGATGACTGTAATGATCCCACTCAGCCGATAAGATTTTTGATTCCAATTCATCAGGGGACATGTCGTACACAGACCCTGCTGCCATTGAATCTTTCAAAGATCTTTGCCTGAATACTTTGTAATAATATCCCGAATCAATTTCCTTTAAATTTCTTAAAGCTTGCCTGACTCTGTCTGTCGGCTCAATATCGTCAACCTTAACTTCAATTGCCTCGCCTTCCATCTCAAGCAAATATTGTTGAAAACTTTTCATTATAAACTCCAAGATTTTTTATATAATATATAATAATA